TTGCATTAACTAATTTAGATCCTGAAAATTGGAAAAGAATCGAAAAAGATTCTGATATTGATGTTAAATTTCCTGATATTAATGTTAACTTAATTGATGATGATGAAGAATGAATTTAAACTTAGACAAAAGATTATTTAATAAAAGTTATAGAAAATTTTTAAATGACCAAACCAGAACACAAATATTTTTCGGCGGATCATCATCCGGCAAAAGTTATTTTTTATCACAAAGAACTGTCATAGATGTTTTAACAGGTGGCAGAAATTATTTAATATGTAGAGCAGTAGCAGCAACGATTAAAAAAAGTGTTTTTAATGAAATACAAAAAGCGATTATTAATTTTAAATTATCTAAGTTATTTATTATTAATCAGTCCGACATGACTATTACATGTATAAATGGATATCAGATATTATTTGCTGGCTTAGATGATGTTGAAAAAATTAAAAGTATTACTCCAAAAAAAGGAGTAATTACCGATATTTGGATAGAAGAAAGTACCGAAATTTCATATGTTGCATATAAACAATTAAATAAAAGATTAAGAGGTAAAACTAATTTAAATAAAAGAATGATTTTATCTTTTAATCCAATTTATAAAACTCACTGGATATTCAAGGAATTTTTTGTTTTATGGGATGATTCAAAAAACTTTTATTGTGATGATAAATTATTAATATTAAAAACAACTTACAAAGATAATGATTTTTTATCAGAAGATGATATTTATGAGTTAGAAAATGAAACAGATAAATATTATTTTGAAGTATATTCGCTTGGGAACTGGGGAGTTTTGGGAAATGTAATATTTAAAAATTGGGTAACCAGAGATTTAACAGAAGAAAGAAAAACTTTTGGATTAATTGAAAGTGGACTTGATTTTGGTTGGACCCATCCAAACGCTTATATACAAATGCATTATAATGCTGATAAAAAGGAACTATATATTCTTGATGAGGTTTATATAAATAATGTTAATAATGATCAATTATTTGAATTGATATCTGAAAAGTATAAGGATGAATTAATAATTGGTGACAGTGAAGCTCCTTTACAAATTAAAGAAATGTTTCGAAAAGGATTAAGAATAATAGGAGCAAGCAAACCAAAAGGTAGTGTTGAATATGGTTACAAATGGTTATTAAAACAAAAAATAATTGTAGATATAAGATGTACCGGTACTATAAAAGAATTAAACATTCACAAATTAAGAGAAGATAAAAATGGTAATGCTTTAAATATACCAGAAGATAAAAATAATGATGCAGTTTCAGCAATTAGATACGGAATGCAATATCAAATGAGAGAAAGTGCTGGCGTTGGTGTATACTAAAAGTAAAAAGTAAAGAGGTGATAAGATGATTTTTGATAAATTTATTAATATGTTTAAAACTAAAGCGATAAGATATTTATTTAATACAAGTTATGGAACCCCAAAATGGTCAATAACAAATGATGAAAAATATATCAGAGAAGCATTCGAAAAAATTGTTTGGGTTTACAGTTGTGTTACAATGATTTCTTCAGCGGTCGCAAATGTCGAATGGTGTTTATATAATAAAATAAATGGAGAAGTTGAAGAAATTGAAAGTCATAGAATTTTAGATTTATTAAATAATGAAGTAAATCAAAACATGAGTTCAAGAGATTTCTTTGATTTATGGGCAACTTATTTAGCATTAAATGGTAAATTTTTCGCAGTATTTGATTCGCCTATTAATCCAACAATTATAGAACCGCTTATTACATATTTTGTAAAACCTATTCCAGATTTGAAAGAATTTATTTCAGGTGTAAATTATAATGTAAATGGAATTTCAACAGATTATTCAAAAAATTTAGTACTATGGTCAAAGTTTAATGATCCATTAGATTTATATGAAGGATTAAGTCCAATCAAAGCATTAGCAAGAGTTTTAGATACTGAAAATTCAGCAATTGATTGGAATAAAACTTCATTGGATAATTCTGGTGTACCGCCTGGAGCTTTAGTTGTTGAGTCGCCGACCGAAACACAGATAAAAGGTATTAGGGAAAAATGGAAAGAGAATTATGCAGGTAAGCAAAATGTTAGGATGCCATTGATTCTTGATAGTGAAAAGGCTAAGTATATACCATTTGGAATGACTCAGATAGAAATGGATTTTATATTGCAAAGAAAAGTTAACAGAATTGAAATATGTTCAGCTTTTGGAGTACCTGGGCAAGTAGTTGGAGATCCAGAAGGTCAAACATACTCAAATTATAATGAAGCATTAGAAGCATTTTGGAAAAATACTGTAATACCAAGATATCTTAATCATATTAAATCAATACTAAATCTTCAATTATTGCCTAAATTTTTAGGGACTGAGAATATGTATATTGATTATGACTTGGATGATGTCGAAGTATTATCAGAAAATCAAAATGAAATTACTGATAAAGTTTTAAACATGTATAATAATGATTTTATTACTCTTAATGAAGGCAGAGAAAGATTAGGCTGGGGAATGCTAGATTATGGCGATGAATTAAAATCAAAAATTATGACTACATTACTTGCTGGTGATTCAGGAGATATGCAAGCAAATGAAATTACAATGACTGAAACAACTGCAACAGTACAAGAATCAACTATTATGAATAATGAATCAACTGTTGTGGCAGGTGATTAACTTTGACTGAAGGAGAAGCAATAAAATTAAGATGGTTTTCGGTAATTGAGAAACAATTGAGGAATTTCTTTTTTCAACAAAATATAAAAATAGTAAATAATTTTAATGCTGAATTTGATACATTTAAAGAAAATATAAATAAAATAATAAGCGAAGATGCCCCAAGATCAGAAAAAATATTAAAAGATTTATATACAGGGTTAATGAGAGATTATGGAACTTGGCAATATAAACAAATTAATGGAGACATAACCGGATTTAATCCATATACTTTAGATATTATAAATAGCATTAATGCCATGGCTAAAGAACAGACAAAAATAATACAATTGACATCTAAAGAAATTATAGCAAAAGTTGCTAAGACTGCTTTAGAGTATGGATATACAGTTAAAGAAACTACTAAATTAATACAAGATAAAATTAAAGGCATTGCTAAATATAGAGCAACCAGAATTGCAAGGTTTGAACTGATTGGTGGTGCTAATCATGCAAGTTTAAAAAGTGCCGATCAAGTCAGTGGTAAAGTAAGAAAATATTGGATTTATACTCATGACAAAAGAGTTCGACCTACTCATAAACATGCAGGTGTAAAATATAATTCAAAAAATGCAATTGATTTAGATAAAAAGTTTACAGTTGGAAGTACACAATTAATGTATCCTGCTGATAGAAACGGAGATAAAAAAGAAATATTAGGATGCAGATGTACAATAGGATATGTCAGAAAATAAATAAGGAGGTTAGTATTATGTTAACTAAAACTTTAAAGAATGTTGAGTTTAAATTGTTTCAATCGGATGGTCAAACTATGGTTGTTGAGGCTTATGCAAGTACGTTTGGAAATGTAGACAGTGGCAGAGATATCGTTGAAAAAGGTAGTTTTACAAAGACATTACAAGAAAATAAGAAAAGGATTAAAACTCTTTTTAACCATGATTGGAATCAAATAATTGGGAAACCTCTGGAGATGAATGAAGATTCAAAAGGTCTTTATACAAAAACTCAATTTGTATCAACAATAAAGTCAGAAGAAATATATGTATTAGTTAAAGAGGGAATTGTAAATGAACTAAGTATTGGTTATGATATAGTTAAGAATGATTATGATAAAGTTAATAAAATTAATAGATTAAGAGAATTAAAATTATATGAGTATTCATTTGTAACTTTTGCAATGAATGATCAAGCACAAGTTACTGATGTAAAATTCGACAATCTATTAAATGAAATTAAGGCTGGCAGAGTACTATCCGATAAAAATATCAATAGTATTAAAGATGCCATTGCTGCCTTAAATGCACTTTTAGACTCTAATACACCAGATCAGCCGTCTAACACTGATATGTGTAATGATCCGACAAAGTCGCATGATGATGAAATTGATTATGATAAATTACTATTTGAAATAAAGAAGTTAAGAAAATAAAATTGCGAGGTGTTATAGATATGAGTGAAGCAATTCAAACGATAATTGAAGAAATGAAAAATATGTCTTCTGAAAATAAAACTGAATTTAATGCTAAGTTTGAAGAATTAAAAGCAAAGATTAAAACTAGAGATGATGAATATGATGCTAAATTTAAAACTCTTGATGACCAAAGGGCTGCATTTATAAAGCAGGAAATACAACCTATAATTGATAATGCAGTTGAGGAATTTAAAAAAGCATATAAAAATACAAATGGAAGCAATGCAAATACTCATGATGTTGAAACCTATGGTAAAAGTTTTGGTAATTTTATGCATAAGGTTAAAGTCAATGATCAGAAAATTAAGGCATTAGCTGAAAATGTTGGAACTGATGGCGGTTATTTAGTACCAGATGTTTGGTCAACCGAAATACAAAAGATAACTTTGGAGAATTCGGTTTTTAGATCCAGCGGTGCAAAAGTTATTACAATACCATCACCAACATTTAAAATTCCAGTGCTTAAATATTCGACAAATGCTGATGGAAGTCAATATGGCGGAGTAACTGCATATTGGTCAAACGAAGCAACAAGTTTCGGAACTAATACTAATCCGAGTTTTGAATATGTCGAACTTAATGCAAATAAACTAATTGGATTTACTGAGTCTTCAGAAGAATTAATTGAAGATTCTATAGTCGCAATTGCTCCATTTTTGCAGCAATGCTTTGGTGAAGTATTGGCATTTAAAGAAGATGCTGCTTTTTTTGCTGGAAACGGAGTTGGAAAACCACTTGGAATTAAATCTTCTCCTTGCCATGCAACTGTATCAAGAGCAACAGCAAGCACAATCAATCCAATTGACTTAGTTACAATGATTTCAAGATTTAAAGGTTCTTTGGATAGGGCTGTTTGGATAGTTAATCAAACATGTTTACCACAATTATACTTATTGCAGGATAACAATGGCAATTTCATTTTTATCAATAATTATAATAGTTCAATTCAGGGCCAAAAATATATTGGTAGTTTATTCGGCATTCCAGTTAAAATTTCTGAAAAATGTGAAGCATTAGGAACCGAAGGAGATATCGGATTATATGATTTAGGTCAATATATAATTGCTGATAGATCAGGATTAAGAGTCGAAGAAAGTAAAGATTATTTATTTAATACTGATCAAAGAGCATGGAGATTTATCAAGAGGGTTGACGGAAAACCTTGGATGAAATCAGCAATTACTCCATACAAAGGTGCTTCTACATTATCGCCATTTGTATTATTAACTTAATAAATTAATTGATTGGAGGGAAATATTATGCAAAAAATGACAGAGGCTTGGACTACTTCAGTGCAAGTTTATCCAACTGCAACTACTGGTAAGAGTGGCAGTAGTCTTGTAGATTTTAGTCAGCATGAAAGACTTTTAGTTAAACTAATTGGGCATAGATTAGTTGATGATAAAGGAGCAGGAGTCATTACAGTAACAACATACGAATCAGATGTATCAACTTGGTCTGCTTCTGCAACTGCAATTACAGCAGGTGTAGCAACTGCAACTTTAAATAGTGCGACTGATAGTTTTGCACAAGTAAGTTTATTAGTAAAAGATTTAAGCATAAATGCAAGTTCTGGCAAAAGATATGTTGGAGTTTATGTTGCTGCCAATACTTCTACTGTTTGCAGCATAATGGTTGAGCGTGGTGAAGGTTCGTATAATCCACAGCAATAATTGACAAATAAAATATAAGATATTATAATTTATGAAATATAGTTAATTTATTTGTTCAAATTTTAGAAAAAAAGGCTTGATTCGTTCGAGTCTTTTTTGATATTTACACAGTGTAAACAAAATGTTATAATAAGAATTGTTGCTATAGATTACATTGGTTTCATTACAATTAAAAAGGCTTGAATTAAATCGAGCCTTTTTTGGTATAATAAATTATATTTTTAGATATGGAGAATGAATAAATGGAAATGGAAGTAAAGGAAGAAGTAAAAAAAGAAAATAAAAAGATATTAATTGCATTACCAAATACGGGGTATTATCATTTTATGACAGTGTCTTCTTTGGTTGGTTTGCAAATTCCTGAAGAATATACAATTGGTTTTAGATTTGTTACGAATTGCTTAATCTATGATGCTCGTGAAAAATTATGTGAATATGCACTTGAAAATAAATTTGATTATATTTTGATGATTGATTCAGATATGGTTGTGCCTGAATTTACAGTTAAATATTTTCTTGAAACATTGGAAAAAGGTGCAGACCTAATGACTGGAATGATATTTAAAAGGTCATATCCATTTCAACCATGTTTTTATTCAAAGGCAAGATTGCAAGAAATTAAAAAAATGATTAATGGTAAAGAAATAATAGATGTTGTTCCGGATTTGGAAGGAATAATTCAGTGGAAAGAAAATGATATTATTGAATTGCAGGCTATGGGGATGGCTTGTTGTATGCTTAGGGTAGATATACTTAATAAAATTAAGAAACCTTGGTTTTATCCATTTCCTCATATTGGGGAAGATATTACTTTTTGTATTAAAGGTCGACAAGAAGCTAAAATGTTAATGTTTTGTGACACTAGGGTTGACGTTGGGCATCTTACAATTTCGCCTGTTACATCAATGTATCAAAGAGAAGCATTATTGCAATGGGAATCAGATCCAAAAAATCAAGGTAAATTATTATATATGAATGCTGAGGATTAAATTATATGAATTTTATTAATTTGGATGTTGGTACAATTAAAATTGGGAATTCTATTTATGATATAGATGGATTTGGTAAATTAAAAAATAAAATAACTAAATCATCTATATATTTACTATATGAAATATTTAAAAATACAAAATCAAATTCAATATTTATAGCTTATGAAAATTATAAAGATTTGATAGAAGAAAAATGCGAAGGTGATTTTTTTGAAGATTTATCCATTATAATGGAAATAACTAAATGCTATATAAAGTCTGATGAATATTATAGGGGAGTATCTTTAATAACTAAAGTTATTTTCAAAGATTCGATAGCGACTATTGACTTTTATAAAGAAATCCAAATATATAAAAAAGATTGGAAAATTATATGTTTGGATTGGAATTTGATGTTAGTTAATATTCGGAGGAATAAAAATGAATAATAATATTAAAATAATTGGTGGTTTATTAGTAAGAAATGAAGAACATAGATGGCTAAGATTGTTCCTGGAATCATTTAAATTAATCTGCGATGAAGTCGTTGTCGTAGATGATTCCAGCACAGACAGAACTGTAGACATTTGTTATGAGTTTGGATGTGATGTCCATTCTAGTTTAAAATCTGGCTTTGAAGAAAATGAATATATACCAAGATCAAGACTATGGAATCTTTGTGTAAGAAAAGCAAAAATTAATGATATCATAATCATTTTAGATGCTGATGAAATAATAGATCAGATTGAAGCACTTAAATTTAGGCATTATTTATTAGAGGCTGATATAAAAAATGAATCTTTTGCATTGGCATTGTTTGATATGTGGAATGAAAAACAATATCGGTCTGATTTATTATGGACTGCACATACTAGAGCATGGGCAATTGCAACAAGATATAAGCCAGGAATTTATAATTTTGCAAAAAATAAATTACATTGCGGAAGATTGCCACTTGAAGTAATTTATAAAAATGTTTTATTTTTTAAAGATGTAAGAATAAAGCATTTAGGATGGTCAACAAAAATTGATCGTCAATTTAAGTATGATAGATATATGAGGATGGATAGTGAATTTATTTTTGGTATTAAGGCTCAATATGATTCTATTCTGGATGAAAATCCAAATTTGTTAAATTATGATGATTTTAAAAGTCATAATCCAGAACTTACTATTAATAAAGAAAAAATTAA